TTACCAAACTGTAAGACAAGGGATAAAGCGGAAATCTTGATTGAAAAGCAGTACAAAGGAGACATAGTTTCCATATTAGACATTAAGTTTAAACTGGAAAGACGCACAATGACAGACGAGCAGTTCTTGCTTAATTCAGATGTCAAGAGTGAAAAAATTGTTACCGAAGCAGAGTTGCAGGAAATGAAAAAGTAAGATTAACAGGAAAACAGGAGGTAAAGAAATATGGTAGAAATCAAAGAAATGAGCAGAGAGTTTACAAAGGTCGAGAAGTATCTTATGACCACAGCCCCAGATATTGAGCCATTAAAAAATATCACTGACGGCGAGTCTATTTCAGTCGATGGATTTATTATCTTTAATGACATCAAAGATAACGGAGATATACAGGAGATTGTAAGTATTATCACACCCGATAAGAAAGTGTACTCTGGGCAGTCTGCAACCTTTAGACAGTCTTTGAAAGATATTGAAAGTGTTATGGACGGCGAAAAATTCGCTATCGTTAAAATTAGCGGAAAGACAAAAGCAGGACGCGATTATATTAATTGCACCTTAGACGTATCAAATTTATAATATGATGCCGTGAGAATACCATTTTAATTCTCTTCTTCTAAAGGGGTGGCTATATGCCACCTCTTTTATAAAATAAATGTTTCACGTGAAACATGAATGGAGGTGCTAAAATGATGAATGATGGTTATTATCATTGCGAGAGATTGCTAACCATGAAAGATAAATACGGGAACACACCCGACATTTTTATTGTAGATGGCAACAGAACAGCAGGAAAAAGCTATTCTATCAAATGTCGACAAGTTTCTGATTTTTTAAAAGATAAATACAGACCGGAAAACCAGTTCATCTATTTATACAGAAATGTTGTTGACATGAAAAATTGCGCGGACACCTATTTTGGGGATATCGCGGAAAAATTTGACGGTTATGTCATGACAGAAAAAAGCTTGATGCGTGGTGCGTTGGTGCAGTTATTTATTAATGAAGAGCCATGCGGTTATTGTTTAGCTTTGTCTGTTGCTAGAAAATATAAAAAAATGCGTGGGTTGTTCGTCAACATTCGTTCTGTATTTTTTGACGAATACCAAGATGAAGATAATATATATTTACCTAATGAAGTAAATAAACTGTTATCGTTGCTTACAACTATCAGTTCGGGGCATGGTAAACAGCACAGGAGAGTAATGCTATATATGGCATCCAATACGGTATCATTGCTAAATCCTTATTATAGCGTATTTGGAATCAATAAAATGTTAAAGAGAGATACCAAATTTTTACGGGGTGATGGTTGGGTATTTGAGCGAACATATAATGAAAGCGCATCAACAGCGTATAAGGAAAGTGCTATTGCGCGAGCTTTTCGAGGTGCTGACTATAACGAATACGCGAGCGAAAATAAATATCTAAATGACAATGAATGTCTGATTGGGAAACCATCAGGGCAGTCACGTTATATTTGTACAATTAAGTACAATGATAATCTGTATAATGTCAGAAAATATGATGTATGTCTATATGTATCAACAGGGGCAGATGATAGTTTTCCGACACGGATTTGTTTCACAAAAACTGATGTGATAGATAATACAGCTATTCGTGTCAACTCGACCCATTATATCGTTACGATGTTACGGGAATATTTTAACAGAGGCTTACTATTATTTGAAAATTTGGAGTGTAAGAACATGATATTTGATGTCATATCTTTTTAATGTTTCACGTGAAACATTGACATTTTAAATAATCTGTGTTATTATAATATTGTACCCAAAATAATGCGAACATTGTAATTGATATACACGCACGTAGACAAGCAGTCTGATATCAATTTTTGGCTTTGCGTTCCCTTTGATTCGATTATTTTGTAAAGTACAATATGTTTCACGTGGACAATGTTTCACGTGAAACATTTTTTATTTACAAACAAATCTATTTGTGTTATGATAGAAAAAAGGAGGTGATATCATGGCAAATGAAGTTATCACATTAATTAATAGTTTAGGGCTTCCGACCGTGGTTGCATGCGCGTCCATGTGGTATGTAAAGTACAGAGAGGACAAAAATGACCAAAAAATTGAAAGAATGACGGAAGAACACAAGGAAGAAATGACAGATATTACGAACGCACTGAACAATAACACATTAGCGTTACAACGTATCTGTGATATTTTTGATAGTAAGGAGGACATGAAACATGAGTAAAAAAGCGGTTGACATTTCCTATCATAATGGGATTATTGATTTTGAGAGCTGTCGATTATGTAATTATTCGATGCGGATATGGGCAGGATATGACATCACAAGACGATAAACAGTGGGCGAGAAATGTCAGTGAGTGCGAACGGTTGGGCATTCCATACGGAGTATATTTTTATTCCTATGCAAAGACCACGGCTAGAATAGAGGGTGAAATTAATCACTGTCTTAGATTGTTACAAGGTCACACGCCTAATCTACCTGTATTTTTTGACAGTGAAGAAAAAGGAACACAGGGTGTTGCAAAGCACAACGCAAAGCGTTTTTGTGATGCAATGTTAATGCATGGATATAAAGCAGGAATTTACGCTAGTAAATCATGGTTCGAGAATTACATCGGTGAGACTTGGGGTTATGATTTATGGATTGCTCGCTATTCTAATGTGTTAGGCGTAGACAATGTTGACATTTGGCAGTATTCCAGTAATGGGTCTGTTGATGGCATCAACGGAAGATGTGACGTGAACCATGTTTACAAAGACTATGGAGCTTCAAATTCTGCTCCACCTACACCACAGCCCCCTACTAGCTCCGTAAAGCCAAGAAATGAATTAATTGCTTTAGGACAACAGCACGCGATTAATTTTACACAGCATCAAATTGTAGTTGATGGAATCGTGGGGAGAGACACAAAAAGAATGGCAGTCCGTGTAGTACAAAGGGCAATGAATGCAGATTACGGGGACACTATCGCGGAGGACGGGATTGTCGGTAAAAAGACAAGAGCAAAAGCAGGTAGACATTATGTAAAGCGAGGAGAAACACAGTTTCTTGTGACAGCACTTGAAATCTTATGTTTATTGCAAGGAAAAGACCCGAACGGGGTAGAGTGCCCTGGAACATTTGGAGGTGGACTGGCACGCGCTTGTGGGCGTGAATTCGTTTACGCAAAAGATATGTTGCATATGGTTTAATTTTATTCACGTGGAACAAAATGTTTCACGTGAAACATTTTAAGGAGGGTAGCAAATGCCAAATATTAATGTAGCCTATCAGTGGGCAGTCAATGCGTGCAATGCTCCCAACATTGGATATTCTCAGAAATACCGAAGAGGGCAGACCGTGAACGGTATTACTTATTATGACTGTAGTTCTTTTATCTCAAAAGCACTTACAGAAGCAGGGTTCTTTTCAGTGAACCCATGGTTCACCACAAGGACAGAGGAGAGATATCTATTACAGGCAGGTTTTAAAGAGATTAGTATTAATGAGGCATGGCAGGCAGGGGATATTGTATGGCGTAGTGGTCACACAGAAATGGTGTATAGTGGGAACGGTGTTGGAGGTGGCGGTGTCACTATGGGAGCGCACAGTGGGCGTTATCCATTGCCCGAACAGGTCAGCATTAATACATATGTTTCCAAACCGTCCGCGTGGTCAAAGATATATCGTTATGGAAACAGTGCAGGAATGCCCCTCGAATGGATTCACGGAAACCGATATCTGACAGATGAGGAAATGAAAAATAATGCATATGTATTTTACAGCACAATGTTTTTCAAAAATTTTACGCTCAATGCAATCGCTGGAATGTTGGGAAATATGGAAATAGAATCCAATATCAACCCTGAATTATGGCAATCGTTAAAAGAGGGGAACTATGAGGGGGGTTATGGTCTTGTCCAGTGGACACCAGCAACAGTTTATACAGATTGGGCGAACGCTCACGGGTATGATATTACAGACGGTTACTACCAATGTGTTTGGCTTGATGAAGAAACAGTACGTAGCGGACAGTGGATTGAGACAGCGAAATATCCGATATCATGGGAAGAGTTTCGAAAGTCCACAAAAGAACCGGATTATCTCGCGTCAGTATTTCTAAAAAATTTTGAACGTGCAGGGGTTGAAAAAGAAGACGACAGAAAAAAGAATGCATTAAAATGGTATGCGTATTTGCATGCATTATCGCCATATCCAGTACACCCACACGGAAAAAAGAAAAAAATACCTCTTTACTTTTTCTTGCCTTGGTGATATAATTAAAAACTGTAAAAGGGTAATAAGTAAAAAGGAGGATATTTATATGGATTTTAATGAAGCTTTAAACGAATTAATTGACGTGGTCGCTGACGTGGAAGAACATGGAGACGCGATTGAAGTTCTACAGGCATTCGCCGAAGATAGAAGCGGTGAAGCCGACAGCGAATGGAAAGATAAATATATCAAACTCGAAGCTGAGTACAAAAAACGCTTTAAAGACCGCATGAAAGAATCAGCTACTAACGCGGACGGCGAAGAAAAGAAAGATGAAAAAGAAGAAAAAATCACCGTTGAAGATTTAGACTTTAACGGTAGGACAGAGTAAGGAGGTATAAATAATGGCAAAAGCAACAAACGCGAATATTTTAAAAGCAGTTAAGCAGGAACTTTCTTTTGAAGTTCAGAACCATTTACCAACAGAAGTATCAGACAATTTACAGGCAGTGTATGACAACATTTTAAATTACGCTCCTGTAAGAAATGAGATTGTGCCATCACTCATTAACCGTATCGGCATGCAGACGGTGGACAGTATCGCGTGGAGAAATCCGTTAGCAAGATTCAAGAAAGAGCCAATGCGTTACGGTGAGACGCATGAAGAAACTTACGTAAATATGTGTAAAGGTCGTGTCTATGATTCACAGGCAGACTTTAAATTCGCTTTTCAGCAATATCAGTCTTACATCATGAGCGTGTTTCATAATGTCAATCTTGAGATTCAGTACCCAGTTACGGTCACATATGACAATTTGAGAAAAGCTTTTACGAGTGAGTATGGCATCCGTGATATGATTATGGCTAAAATGGAAAGCGCTATCACAGGCGCGAACTGGGACGAGTATCTCGCTATGCGTGATTTAATTAATGTGGGGTATGAAAAAGAGGTACTTCCGGCAGTGACTGTTGACGCGATTGTAGATGAAGCATCAGCGAAAAAGTTATTGATTGAGGTCAAAAGAGCAGTTGGAGAGTTTGGCTTCCCATTGCCGGAAAACAATCCAGCCGGAGCAACTTCTCATGCAATGCCGTCAAATCTAATTTGGATAACAACACCGGAAGTCAATGCACAGATTAGTGTTGACGCTTTAGCGTATGCGTTCCATATGGATAAGGCAGACGTAGCAGTTCAGACAGTGATTGTAGATAAATTCGCGAACAGTGCAATACAGGGTGTTCTATGTGATGTCAGATTCTTCAATGTTCGCGACCAATTCAAAGATATGACAGACCAGAGACTTGCGAACGTCTTATCATGGAATTACTTCTATACACAGGTGGAAATGGTCAGCGCAAGTCCATTTTATCCAATTCGTGTATTTACGACAGATGCAGTAGTTGAAAAGCCGACCCTAACTGTCACAACTGGAACTTACACAGCCGGACAGACACAGGAAGTAGCGGTAACTGTGACAGGTGGTACAGGAACATATCATCAGAATTTGGTGACTCTTGAAGTTGACAGCGGTGCAACCTCAGCAAAGACTTACGTTATCCCGGGGACACATTTACTTCACACAGGAGCGGACGAGACGGGAACGATTGTCTTAAAAGCAATTTACAGACCAGACGAGACTATAACAAAAACTGCAAATTACACAAAAACGTCATAATTGACAAGGGGGTTATTTATCTATGATAAATTTACCAGTACAAGGAGGGGTTGCACCACGCAACCCCGAAACAAAATTAAGGTTGTATAGTGGAGTGCCATGGTCAGACGAATACGAACATGTTAGACTGTACAATTCAAAGGCAGACTTGCTAGAACACCTCGAAAAATGGAGAGTCAACTTTAAAGGGGTTGATTTATCGCATTTAGCACCTATTCGCGTCGGTAATTTAGACGTGAAAATACCGTACACAGAAATGGAGTGTTTAGAGTTAAATTATTTAGCATTTCAAAACACAGGTCTTTCAAGTGAATGGGTTTTTTGCTTTATTGACTCTATCGAATGGCTATCAGAAAAAACAACTAGAATCAACTTTTCTTTAGATGTTTTTCAGAATAATTTCTATAGTGCAAATATTAAGCCTTGCTTTGTAGAATATCATCATATACCACGAAGTGCTGACTCTATCGGAGCAAATTTAATTCCTGTGAATTTAGAGACAGGCGAAACGATTATTTCACGACATAAAAAATTGGATTTAACACCGACAGATTGTTGTGCTTTTGTCACAAGAGGGTCAACGGAACAAAGTTGGTTTGAGGGGCGTGTGGAAAATGGGGTATATTGTTGGGGCAGTATCGGGCACTATGATGTAACTACAGAAGATGGTCTGAAAGGAATCAACACATTATTGGAAGATTACAACAACCAAGGCGCACAAGATGCAGTTATCGGTCTGTTTATGTCCCCTAAATTATGTACACTTGCTTTAGGAGGGAAAGAAATAAAGCCTAAAATTACAAGTATGCAAATTTCTGACAATGCTTTTGAGGGTTATAAGCCGAAAAACAAAAAGTTATACTCTTATCCATGGCTATTTTGTTTGGCTGATAATAACCAAGGCAATACACATATTTATAGATATGAATATAGCTATAACCGAGATAAGTCACTTGAGTTCGACAGCTATGGAACCATCGCAACGTTACCCCAAGTTTTGACAGCACCAAAAAATTATAAGACACGTGAAGAGTTAGGGCATGGACTAATGAGCGAAGCACTCATTAACTCTTCTTTTCCGATGTGTTCTTTTTCTTCCGACACTTATCGGGCATGGCTCGCACAAAATAAAAGTTCTATCGCTCTATCTCAAGTTCATACCGCTGTCGATGCCACTCTAGGAACAGGCACGGCAATAGCTGGGCTGGCTGGTGGAAGTTTACAGGGAGGTCTTAACGGTTTAGGCAAAACAACGAACGCTTTTTGGGACGCTCTTGGAATGTTAGCAAATCAGACCGACAGAGCGAGAAATGCGGGAGTGACGCATGGAAAAGCGTTGTCAGAAAATGTTCTGACAGGCATCAAAGAGTGTGGCGTTGATTTTTATGAAATGTCATGCAAAAGACAATTTGCAGAAATGGCAGACAGCTTTTTCGAGCAATTTGGTTACCCTATAAACAAAATCACAACACCGTATTTACGTTCTCGAAATTACTGGAACTATGTAAAAACTTCACATTGTGGCTTCACAGGTACAATTGATTTAAACCAGTTACAAAAATTGAGAAATATATTTGACAATGGTGTCACATTGTGGCATACTGATGATATAGGGAATTATGGACTATCCAACGATTAAAAGGAGGTGCGTATAAATGAGAAATCCATTGCGAATTTTTGAACGAAATGTCAATAAAAAGAAAAGCAGTGATTTTGAAACAATCAAATCTATATTCTTTTATGACATTTTCGATATATTTGTAAATAGGTACAAATGGAATAATTTACCCGAAGAAATATTGCCGATGTATATCGAGCAAACTCTCTTTTGGTATGGACTTGGCGTATTCATAAAAGATAATATTGCTGGTTATGCTTTTATGAAAGTTTCGTTGTCGGGATTACCCGATATCTACAATATTCCGCAAGATAGAATCGCTTATACAGCAAACGGATACATTGAAGAATATGGGAAAGAAAACAGCTGTATATTATGGAATAACTACTCAACTATGCCATATTACTATAAAGCTTTAATGTATGCAGATGCTATGGCGAACACTTGGAAAACAAAATGTATTAATATGTATGCACAGCGTACGCCCGTTGCACTTTCTTCCTCAGACAACGAAAAATTAAGCTTTGAAATAGTGGGCGAAGAATACGACAATTATTTACCTATTATAAAACTTTCAGATTCATTAAATTTAAAGGACATCAAAGCTTTAAACTTGGGCGCACCTTACATTGTGGACAAATGCGAACAGGAATTAAGAGATTTATGGTCACAAGTATTGACATCTTTAGGATATGAAAGTAACCCTGTAGAAAAGGGTGAACGTCTTGTGACAGGTGAAACGGCAGGAAACAACGGTCAGGTAGAAGCAAATCGAAACGTAGGACTGACGTTAAGGAGAAGATGCGCGAATGCTATTAACGAGTTATGGGGTCTTAATGTGACAGTTGATTTCAATAGCGAATTGCCTACCATGTTAAATGGATATATCCCCGACAAGTATATGCAAAAAGGGAAAGAGGGTGACGAGATTGAGTAAATACACTACTACAGTTAAAGATATTTGTGAAAGCTTTATACCTAGACAAGAACTATGGAGCATGGACTTATCCGTGCAAAGAACCATAGACAAAACACAAGACAAATTTTTCAACTTTGATTTCCCGTTTTATTCTGAGGACAGAAAAGATTTATATACTTTTAAGACATACTTTTTACTTAGGTATTGGAATAATTATATAGGATTTGAAACTCTAGGAATGTGGAAAACTGCTTTTCTATCAAAAATGCATGAATTAATACCGTATTATACTAAATTGTATGATGCAATTCAAGATGATAACCCTTTTACAAATATAAATGTAACCATCACAGAAGCAGAAAAAGGAAACGAAAAAACAACAACTAACTCAACAGATGCAGGAAA